TGACCATTAGTTGGTGCGTTCTTTTTACCCATGTGATACTGCTCCATATAGTTTTGCACCTGAAAAGAATTGTTCTTTCAATTTCTGCTTTTGTTTGATAACAGCAGGCACGTATTTTTTATAATTTTCCATATAATCAACAATTTTGTTAATGATATGTTCTTTGTTTACTCTGTAACTTTCCATATTCTCTGTCCAATTGCTTGGATATAAGAATTCTTTCATTGCCATTTCTGAATAACTCAATCTATCTGGTATCATAGGAATCACATTCACTATTGCTCCTTCATACCAACTGATACCTAACGTTTCTTGTAGATTGGCACTGAACATCAGTTTTGCTTCACCTAATAAGTTGTGATATTCGTTTTTAGTTAATGGTTGTTCTTGACACACCACAAATTCATATTGCGGAAGTGCTCTTTTTAAATCATCAAATATAGCAGGCTGTTTTTCTGGAGCCAATCTATGTGGGAATAAAATTTTGTTCTTTTTGTCCATATTTTGATACATCTCTAAAGTGGATTCCATATACTCCATGGGCCAACCAACTCTACACACTTTGTCACCTCTGTTTGGATTTAAACCTGTATAATGTTCTGCTTGTGGAAAACTTTTAGCAAATAAATCGATATGAAACTCTGTGGCAAAAAAATTGTGATCAAACGTATCAAACATTGCCTGCTCTGTGTTTCGCACCCAAGGTTTATTGCCAATCAATCTTCCTAAGAAGTCTTGTGGATCATACGATCCGGCGTGCCACATACCACCTATTTTAATTTTAACTTTTAGCAATTCAGCCATATACTTTAATTGTAGCACAGTGGGATTCCAAGCATCTGTGTATAAAAAGTAATCGCCGTCTTTCACTTTGCCATCACAGAACAGTTTACCTATCTGTTGCATCTGATTGGCTTTGTAGACATTGGTACCACCAAAGTTTAAAAAAGCACCTGGTGTTGTGGCTTGCGGAGTGTCGCCTCCACTGATTGTTACAACTTGATGATTGGTTGCTTTTTTCAACTGTCGAGGCAAGTGTGTCTTCCACTCCTTGGTGTATCTTGTGTCAACTGCTTCTAAATCTACAATATAAATTGTCATCTGTCGTTCATACTTAAAATAAATGTTAGTCCAGCAAAGGCTCCAAAGGCTAAGAAATAGATATCACTCAGCACTTCGTTTCCATTATCATATAACGGATGTGGCATAGTAAGACTGTATCCTACTAGACACATAAAAGCAATAATACCTGAAATGTAATTCAAGTGTTACTCCTTATGATAAATGATCTCACTCCCATTTTCGCCATCCTCACTAACATTAATAATAACATCTCTTCCTGGATATTTCTTACCAATTTCTTCAGCCAAGTCGTCGCTCATCATTTCGCAAGATTTGTAATCCAACTGTAATGTTTTTTCTGCATACAGTTTTTCTAACCATCTTTTGAATTGAATAAATTCTATATCTCTATCATTGTGAAATACTTCGATCTCTACTTTAAAATGAAATATATGTCTGTGAGGGTAGCCTAAAAAAGACACATCATATTCATCTCCTGTTGCAAGTGCTGGATCTTCCAGTGCGGCAGGATATTTGTGAATGCCTTCTTTTTTAAATGTTACCCATATAAATGTTTTATGTTTATTCATAGTTTATTATAGCAATTTTATTCGTCTGTGTCAACGTCAATTACTGTATCTCCCACATATTCTTTCCAATCTGTATAGTGCATATCTTTCGTAATTTCTTTTAGATTTCTACTCCAAACTCCTGTGTTTGAATGTCCCCAAGTCACGTCATCTATTTTGAGTGTTGCGTTGCCATTCACTTTGTATATGTTTGGAATTTTAGCACTGATCATTGGAATAAATTTTTTATAACTCATTAAACCTGTGGCTGTAACTTGTTCAATATATTCTATACCAAAATCAAGTGTAATCCAAAAGTCTTTTTCTAATAATGCTTTTATCATTTCATACCAAGGTTTTATGTCTTCTTCTTTTTTAATAATAAAACTTTGACTGGTTCCAAAGTAGATGTGTTTGGCTTTGTGTTCCACAGCCAATTTAGCAATCTCTTCCACAGGTCTGGTGCCAACCACGAACAGTGTTTGCCAACCTTTTGCCACTGTGTTTTCTATTTCAGTTCCTGTAAAGTAAATTACCTGTTTTCTTTTTGCTGTGTCTAAAGCCATTCAATATATCCTCTGTTGTATCCTGGCATTCTTTGATTGCCTTCTTTGAAAGCATCCTGCCACTCTGTTGCTCTATCGTATCCTTTACTCCAAAACTTGTCTACATTAAGTACACCTGTTTCAATCATTTTAACTGCCATCTTCATACATCTTTGAAAATTCTTTTGTCTAGGAGATGGAAATATCACTGTATTAGCATTCCATAACAGTTTGCTGAAAGATGTTGTTACTTTGTTTGTTTTTTCAGATGCTAACACAATTAATCCTTGTGGCTTTACAATATCACGCACAAATACTTCATCTCTGGTATTCAAATCTATCACAATATCATATGCACCTTCAAATGTATCTTTAAGTGTATCACCCCACAGTTCTTTATTGCTACTGCCTATTACATCTATTTTAAAGAAATAATTTGCTTGTAAATATTGATGCACGACCCAACTTAAAAAGCCACTTCCAATTATACATATTCTGGCTTCTTTATTATTTCTTTTTTCGAATTGCTCTTCTTCCTGCATCACAACATTAAGTCCACAAGCCACAGGTTCTATTATGTATTTAGGTTCAGCATCAGGCACACTCACATAAGTGCCTTGATCAGCATTGTATTCATCAGCATAAGCAGGCTCGCCTCTGGTTGCTACAAAGTCTCCCACTTGTACATCATCCACAGCACTTCCTACTTCCAATACTTTTCCTAATCCTTCATGTCCTTGCATACTCAACGGAAGTGGACCAAAGTTACCATTCATCATATCTATATCACTACGACAAACTCCAGTAAAAATACTTTTTACTCTTATTTGAGTATCTTTGATATCAGACAATTCAAAATCTCCTTCTTGGAAATTGCCTTTACCTTCAGTGTGTAATATTTTTACTTTCTTCATTTATTCTTTCCTGTATCCATAAATCTTGTTCTAATTGATTGTTCCAGAACATATCGTCATCTAGATGTATCAAGCAATCTCTAATCATATTTTCATATGCTTTCTCTGGACACAATCCAAGTTGTATTGATTTCAAATGCGATTCACCATTTTTGTAAAAATGCACAGCAACATCATCCATCATATTACTTTTCCAGTTGGCGTATAGTATATAGGTTTTCTCACCGTTTGTCAATTCCATTACTGCTGAATCATCCACATTGTACACACCATTCTGGTTGACCACTCCGTAATCTGTACCTGTACAATCTGATATATTCCATCTTTGTTCTAAACGATATTTGTGAGTTTTAAATTCTTGATAATTTTGTTTGTTTGCTGATATCAATATGCTCATCAAGTGTGGCAGTAAATCTCTACTCACACCGCCAAATGCTTTGTCTTTATCTGTGAACCATGTGCCTGGACCAGGTATTCTATTTTTATTCACCCAATTAATCTGTACTAAATCACTTGCCTCACACTGTTCAGTAATTTGTTGTATATTGTCTCTCCACATATTATTCTTGGTCATCATAAATCTTGTGGACTTATTTAGGTTCGTAAGCAATCTCCAATGATTTACTGTGTCGACACCTGGCTTTTCCACAAATACTATTTTGGTATGTTCAGCAACTTTGAGTGCAGTTTTGTAATGTAAAAAGTTTGGCACACATATATGAGCAGTATCAAATTGTGGATGTGTTGCTAATGCTGTGGTTAACTCTTGAAAATCTGGTTGCGTTGCTGGATTAGTATCCACAGTGACAACTTCATGACCCATCTTAATAAGAATGTTCTTGTATAACTGTCCGAATCCTAATCCAACAACTAAACTTTTCATTATGCTTCTAATGACTCTTTCATTTTGTTTAACTGAGTTTTGAGAAACAACTTGATCTTTTTAAATTTTAAAAGAAGTTGTTTAGTGTCCCATGATCTATCATATGAACGTTCCGATTCCATTTCGTCCACTTTCTTTTTGTACCATGTGTACTCTTTCTCAACAGCCTTTAGTTTTTTGCTTTTCTTTTTTGCCATTTTACATCTCCTCCATTATTCCTAATACTTCAGCACCTATCAACAAGATACCTGCTAATGCAATAATTTTAATTCCAGATAGTGCCATCAAGCCATATCCTACGAATCTTATTCCGCTTTTAGCAATAGAAAACTTAAAATGTTTAGAACTTTTACTTTCTTTTGGTTCAGCCATATTATACCTCCTCAAATAAGTTTTGAAATTGTGTGCTGGCGTTCACGGTCTTCTTACCAGTTGCTCCTCTTGTGCCAATAATTGACATCCAGAATCTTGAAAATTCTTCTATTACAGCATTGGCTTCATCTCTACTGCTGGTGGCAAACACAGCATTCACAATGTCTCTAAAAGCAATTCTGTCAAATTTTTCTTCCACCAACATTTTAGGATTTAATCCTGCGTCATACTGTCTATTGGCTTCCTGTACTGCTGAAATATGCATCCAAACATTGTGAGCCATCTGTAATGTGTAACTGAACGAATCCCATGATGTTCTACCTTCATTGCCCATTTTGTTTAAATCGCCTGGCTTGTAACAAGTGACATCTTTCAACATCAATCTTTTGCTGATAGCACTGTCCTTAAATGATTCAAATATGCCTTTTTCCAACACAGCATCTCTAAATAATTTTGTTTCTGAAGCAAATGCTTTATCATCCACACTAGCCTGCATTCTATAAACCCATTTCTTTTTGTCTTCAATTTCAATGTCTGTGTAAATTTGTCCATTGGCACTGGCTAAGAAAGGAGAAGCACAATCAAATGTGATCATAAAGTTTGGATTGTGATACTTTCTAATTGCTCTTTGAACATCAGTTAACAGCACTGCCCACTCTAATTTACTTGTACCTAGGAAGTGCATACAGTCGTGTACACCTTTTTCTAATAATCCATCAAATCTCAATGCTACCAAACGTTTCAATGTCAAGTGTATGTCGCACATATTTTGACCACCCATTGCCCAACCATTAAAGTGTGTGCTGGGATATTTTTTAGGATCACAGTAGTCTTTCATCTGTGCATACCAATCATCTGCTTGTTGGAAGTTTTCACCTTGCAGTACATTTAAAAATTTACAATTACCATTTCTATTTTTCATAAAATAGTCATTGTTTATTTTTGTACCGTCGACTGCTTCTTGATATGAATTAATTTTACTTGCCGCCGCACCTGCTGGAGAACGAGATACCCAAGCCGGAATATCAAGAATCATTCCATAATCCATATTGCCATCCATAAACGCCAACACTTGTTCACGTTTCTTTTTAGCCTTAGGACAGTTAGGATCTTTCCAATCACCTTCCCAAACACCTTTACCAATCTGGAAACCACCTGAGTCACCCAGTACCCAATTGTCTTTTCTATCTCTGTTTCTGATGATATCATCTCTTACAGAGAAATGTTTCATATTCAAGTCTGCATGACCCGCCGAATACAAATGCCATTTGTAATAGAAATAAGTATCCTTGGACTTCATATAGTTCAAACCTTCAACACCATGTTCAAAGTTTTGTGGTACTCTTTCTGGTTTAATATAACCTTCTTCGTGTCTTGCTTTACCTAAATCTCTAGCATAGAAACTGCTCAATGCAGGAAGAAAAGTTGCATAGTCTTTTTGCTGTTCGGTTAAGTTATCAGTTGGTATGATTTTCTTATCCATATTATCCAAAAGCCTTTATTGCTAAAAGTGGAACAAGCCAAGGATAGACCAAGTGTTCAATCAACTCATATATTACTAATGCTGTAAGTATAATTGCCCAAAGTTTAGATGTCTTTGCTTTTTTGCTGACATATTTAAACACCTTAGAATGCCATTCACCTATCCTTGAAACAATGCCTGTCTTCTTGTTCTTTTTAGTTTTAGCCATGTCTCTTATTTCGTTTGTGCAGGCAGTATGTAATTGTATTCACCAATTCCACTGTCTACTGTTATCTGCATTGCTCCTTGATCAGAAATACTCATCTTAATTTTGCCATCAAGACTTAAAATACTGATCACCTGTTGTATAGGCCAACTCCAAGTATTTTTCAATTCTTTGTTCACATTCATTTCAAATATAAATGAACCTGCGTGTGAATTAGCATCACCAAAGAAGAAACTTAAATGTTTGTTGCCTTTTGTTGTTGTACAATCAGTTGTTTTAACAGTGAACACAGTTTCTTCCACGTGTGCCGCCGCCTGTAATTTCAACCTTTGAATTGATGCTATTCTTGGTTCAAATTCAATATCCCAATCAGAACCTTTAAATTTAACAGATTTTAATTTTTCATTAATAATTTCAGTACTCATAAATCTGTAATCATTTTTAAAGTCTCCACCTGCATTTTCAAAGTGAATGTGAGTTGGAATAGTCTTGCCATTTCTTTCTGCTGACTTAACTTCAATTTTTGCTTCTTTTTGATACTCTGGGCATTTTAAATGCAAAGCCAGTTTATCTAAATTAGGCATACCAAACACACCATCAAATTCATTTACTTTGTTATTTGTGTTTGCTGACAGAATAACTGATCTGTCTTCAGCCATACTTTCTATTTTTGTTTTTTCTTCGTTGCTGATTTTCACTAGACTTAAAAAGCCAAGCGAATGTGTATGAGCAACTATGTCTTGTAAGATATCTTTCATTATATGTTCTCCTTGTTACTATTATAGTTAGGTTTTGGCAAAAAGTCAATGACTAATTGTTCCATCTACTTTTCACTCCAAAATGTTTGTAGGCCTTCTGAACACTTTTGGCTTGGAAGTAACAATCCGCCAATGCGTTATGAAGTTCCATTTGTATGTCCTTTCTTGGATCTTTTGGCAACATATTAAACAGAGTTCTTGAATCTCTGATTTGCCAATAATTCCAAGGACATGGTTGACCCATTTGTGCATACAAATTCTGTAATATGGCGTAATCAAACAGAGGACCTTGACACCAAAGTTCGTCCAATCCAACACACCATTTGTTTAATTGTTTAATTGTGTCTTCTAGTGATACTCTATCTTCATCACCTAACGCTTCTTCTCTAATTTTTTCATCTTGTCTGCCCCACCATTCTAGTGTGCCTTCATCCACGTGTCTATTCAAATGCGATTGTTCATCAACATTTAATCTTATGTACAGTCCTGAATGAGGTTCAGCATCTGTGTAAGGATCAAATTTAATTGCTCCCAATGTCAAGACAGTAGCATCAGGTCTGGTGCTGAGTGTTTCTAAATCTATCATTCCGTGTGTTGACATTTATTCTCCAAAATCAAATAGGTTGTTGAATGTGTTATTACTTTCAGTTGACTTGATATCCCAACCTAATACACCTAACAAGTTTCCAAGTTTGTTATCAATAATAGTACTCTCCATCGATGCGTCATCAAAAGGAAGTTCTTTAAACCATTGTGGTAATCTTAATTCATCTGTTGGATAAGCCACACTTGTATAATCCAATGGATTCTTTTTAAGTTTACACACAATAACTTTCATACCATCCATAATCTCTTGCGAGTACTTGTCACTGTTCATACGCTTCAATGTGTTCCAATTAATACTGGCTCTCACGTGTCCTGGCATATTTGCTTTGCCTTGACGTGCTTCTTTTTTCGCATATTCGGCAATGTTGTTTGCTCTACGTGGAGAACCTTTTTCCCAGCCTGGTCTAGTTTTGAATTCATTTCTAAAACGTGTTATACTGTCTAACACTTGTTCCTCTGTGTTTCCTGTAAGTACCATCAATAATAATTCAGATAAAAAATCTTGGATATAAACAGGAGTATCTGATCTTTTTAAATCAAGACCCATTGCTTTGATCTTGCCTGGTTTGCCATCAACATCTTGTCTGTAATTTTCTAAATCATATATCAATACAGCATATCTTTTCTTTGTGATAAACAATCCTGATGTGCTGACTGATTCTCTACCTGCTTGAATTACTTCAGCTCTTGATTTTAAACAATGAAATGCTTGTCCCATAAATTTTTTAAATGAATTATTCACTTCTCCTGCCACTTGATCATACAATTTTACAACTGATTCTTTAGTCCAAGGTATTTGTCCTGCATCTATTTCTTTTTTAAGAACTTCATATGCTGAAAAATATGCGGAGTCTGTATCACCATATATTATTGCTTTGCCTACGTGATTGTATTCACCTGTTATAACTTCGTTAATTTTTGCCGCCATGTGCTTACTGATCTGTCTGCCGGACAATGTGGTTGATTGTCCAATACGTTTATCAAAGAATCTACAGCCTGGATTTAAAATAGCACCATATAAACTGTTCAAGTTAATTTTTTTAACAAGTTGTCTTTTATCCCAAAATTCTATTTCTGCACTGTTATCAGCCTCTTTGGCTTTTTTCAACATTGCCTGCATTTCTTTTCTTTCTTTGTACCAACGAGCCAATAACCCAGGAATTACTCCTTCAAATTCACTTGTAAATAATGTGCCATTGGCACTCATCATCATAGGATTGTTGCTGTCAAAAATCATTTTATAAATTTCTGCACCACTCATTACTTCTGATTTTCCATCTTCCCAGTCCACATGGATCGACACATCTTTTCTTTGCTCCATTACTGCATCATATTCTAAACTTCCAAAATGATTTTCCCAAGCCGCCGCAAATGATTTCTTTTGTAATGTCATCTGCTCTTCGATGTATTCATCTGTGTGTGTTGGTCGTAGTTGCCCTATCACAGTTTCAGGAGCCATATTCAAGGCTCTAATCACAGACGGATACAGTGAATTAATATCCATAGATCCTATCCAACTGTGTAATCCTTTTCTTGGATATGCCACATAAGCACCTGCGGCTGTGGTTGAGTCATCATCTCTTTTGGGTCTATTAGGAACCTGTACACCACGTCTGTGTGCTTCATTTATAATTGCTTGTTCTGTAACTGCCACTGCTCCCAGTGTGGTTTGTAGAAGCACTGTGTTGGCGTGTGCCAGTTCATTTGACAGTGCAATGAATCTTAATTTACGATCCAACTTGTCCAACAGTGCCACGTCTTGTCTGTTGTATTCCACAAATGTTCTAAAATCTTGATTGTACAATTGATCCAACGATCCTTCATACACAGTTTTCTTTTCACCTATTTCCCATTCACCTATAGCATCCAGTCTGTATGAATGTCTTTCCTCATAGGTATATTTTCTGTAAAGTTCCAGTGAATCCAAATGCACTCTGCCCACAAGATCATATGTTTCTTGTTCTCTACCATATCTTTCAAATGTTCTTTTCTTTGGCATCTGTTTCCACAAACACAAACGTCTTGTGTCATCTTTACTCATCACTTTCTTAATTCTATTAATAATGTAAGGCAAATCATAACCTTCTGAATTCCATCCAGATATCACATCAGCGTCTTCGATTATATCTAAAAATGCTTGTAACATTTCTGCTTCATCTTTAAACAGATACAAATTGTCTATACCTTTAGTGATCTGTTTAGCCTCTTCGATATCCATTGTTTTAGGTGGCATAGCAAATGTCACAATAGAATTCAACCATTGTAATGATACTGTGATTGCTGTGATGGGCATGAATGGATCACTGGGTTGACTGAATCCTTTTTCAGGATCAAAGTCTGCTTCAATATCAAAAAAAGCAATTTTTAAATCAGGAGCATCTTGATTGAGATAGTTTTCACTCAAGCATTGAAAGATAGGATTAATATCCGATTCAAACAGTGTTTTGTTTCTGTTGATGGCTAATTCTTTATGAAAGTCTTTGGTGTTTTTACAAACGATTCTACTTAATGATTTACCTGTGGTACTTTTAAATTTTCCATTAGGTTCTTCATAATAAAATGTATATTTGATTGGATATTCTTTGAATACTCTTTCACCGTTTTGTCTTTCGACCACTCTTATGATGTCGGCTTGTCTATCAAAATATCCGTCGATGTAACTCATTTATTCTCCTTTTTGTCATTTGTGGCTGACAAAATACCAACGATCACTTGTGGCTGATTAAACCTTACCTTAAATAATATAATAGTATACCTCCGAAACCCATTGCTGTCAAGACTAAATTTGTAACTATGAGTGCCGGTTCCTTCCATAAGAAGGATACTATTAACCAAATTATTCCACCCATTGCCAAAAGCAATGGTCCTACCGGATATAATTCAGGAAAGCCTGCATTTACGAATGTGCCTACAATTAATACTGCCGTTGCTATCCATTTAAGTGTGTTGCCTGTTGTTGCCTTGTTCATATTATTTAGATTCGTACCTATCAAATACTCTATTAATCACATTATTAACTCTTACAAAGTGTGCCGCTTTAGGCATATCTTTAATTCTTCTTGCTCCTATATAAGTGCAGGTACTTCTTACTCCACCTAATATTTGTTCCACAGTGTCTTTGACAGGACCTTTGTCGTCCAGCACAACTGTTTTACCTTCTGTGCCTCGGTATCCATCTTTTCTAGCACCGTGTGTTTGGAAAGCAGATTCTGAACTCATACCATAGAAATATCTCTTACCATCTCTTAATTCTGTTTCACCTTCATCGTGTCCTGCTAACATTCCACCCAACATCACAAAGTGAGCACCACCACTTAATGCTTTAGCCACATCGCCGGGTTGTGTACAACCACCATCAGCAATGATGTGTCCACCTACGCCATTTGCGGCATCTGAACATTCCATTATGGCTGAAAATTGTGGAACTCCTACACCTGTCTGTGTTCTTGTGGTGCATACACTGCCTGGACCTATTCCAACTTTAACAACATCAGCACCTTTAATAATTAATTCTTCAGTCATATTAGGTGTTACCACATTGCCTGCTATGATCACTTTGTCTGGATATTCTTCTCTAATTCTTGCCACAAAGTCCACAAACGATTCATGATATGCATTGGCAACATCGATAGTGATTGCTGGAATATCTGGAAATGCTGACATCACCTGTTTCAGTGTTTGGTAGTCTTGTGCGTTCTCGTCCCAAATTGCTCCAGTTCCCACACAGGCTGAAACGTATTTGAATTTTAATCCTGAACCTGCGGTTTTTTTCCAATCATCTATTGTGTAGTGTTTTCTAATCACAGTCATCATCTTAAATTCTTGTAGCACTCTTGCCATTGAAAATGTTCCAACACCATCCATGTTTGATGCCATGATAGGAACATATGTTAATGTTTTACCACTATTTTTAAATTTAAATTCACGCAGTATGTCCACATCACGTCTTGAACTCAGAGTTGATCTTTTAGGTTGTAGCAATACGTCTGAATAATCTAAATGAATGTTATAGTCTATTCTCATTATTTGTTCTCTAAATAAGCCATCATATTTTCTGGAGTTGTTTGCACATATGGATCAGCATCAGAACCATCATTGTTGATACCTGGTTCTTGCCACCATGCTTCTACAACACCATCGTTTATAACTGCCATATATCTCCATGATCTCATTCCAAATCCTAAATGATTTTTACCAATCAGCATACCCATAAATCTTGTTAAATTTCCTGAACCATCTGGAATTACTTTTACATTTTGTATTTTTAAAACTTCTGCCCAAGCGTTCATTACAAATGTATCATTAACAGAACAACAATAAACTTCGTCAATGCCCATACTTTTAATTTTTTCGTAGTTGTGTTCAAAGCCAGGTAATTGTGTAGAAGTACAAGTTGGTGTGAATGCTCCAGGTAAACTGAACAGCACCACTCTCTTGCCTCCAAAATAATCGTCTGTTGTTTTATCTATCCATTTTCCTTCATCAAATGAACAGCCACCTTCTAATACAGAATCACCTTCTCTTGTTCTAAATGTAACTCTAGGTATCTTAAATCCCTTCATACTTGCTCCTAATTTCGTATCCGCCAAAAAAGTCTTTAGCATTTATGGCTCTATCGTCAATCCAGACATCATAGACTGGTTTTTTCATTTGAATGGAAGTGTATTTTACATTCCATTCTTTGAGTTGTTGATGTGTAAGTTCAGTCCAGTCTTTACCTGAGTTACCACCCCTTGCTGTCCAATAATGGATTTCATGTCCTTTATCATACAGTTCATTCAGTTTAGCAATACGGACATGGTCTGGCTTACTGTCTTCGTAATTGCTGTTTTCATTATAGCAAATTGTATTGTCAATGTCAACCATATATTTCATTATAACCATCCCATTGCTACACTGAATCCTAATATGTTGGCACAAAAGAAATAACTCACCAATATAGTGGGCCAAACTAATTTTCTTCTGTGAAATGTGTAGATTGCCAAACCAGAACCTATCAAAAAGAAAGGATACACTATTCTCATATCTGGATCAGCGGCATTAAGTGCCAAGGTCATACTCGCTATGATATTAACCATTGTGCTGACCATTTCTAGCCAAAAGCACAATCTGTCTTGATGGTATGACTCTTTAAAGTAACCGATTATTTTATTTGTCTCTGCCAACTGCAATAATCAAGTTTTCTAATGAATCGAAGTCATCAGAATATTTGTGCCATTCACCTTTGTGAGCAATTTTGATTGCCTTGTTGATCAGTGCTGGTTTAATTTCTAATTCTTCTGCAACTGCTTTCACAGTATCTTTTAGTCCACCTTGCAAGTCTTCCATTTCAGAAAGTACGTTGGCACCTTCATCAATAATTCTTTTCAATTTTGCTTGTTCTTCTGGACCGTATGTTCTGCCTGCCATTTTGTTTTCTCCTTGTTTAAGTCTTTATTATACTTAATTGTTAGAGGAAAGTCAATGACTATTTTTTGGCAGAACGTTTTTTATCTTGATAGAAGTAGTCGTCGGAATCACCAAAAGTTGTGGATGCTTCGTTTTCACAAAACCATTCTTTGGTGCTGACTTGGAAGTCTGGTCTTTTTAATTCTGCTGGTGTTAATGATTGTTCGTACCAAAGCATTCTGTTGTTTGGTTGTGCAAAATATTGTCCATTTTCCAATCTACCAAAATTGTGTTGTTTGTGTTCGCTGGGTACTTCTGATACTCCTGTGTTCACAGTGTTTGGATCACCATGGCAGGCATCTATTGTGAAAAGATATTCACCTTTCATTCTACCACCACCATTCAACATGATTTCTACATCGCAATTTTTTAAAATAGATTTTGTCCAAACTTGAATGTTGGAACTGAAACTATCCCACAGTGCTAATGAACTTAAAGGTAATTGTTCTTCTTCTTTGATATTGGTGCGCCACACAAATGCTGATAAGGGAAATTTATCGTAACAAGCACCATACTCTGGTAGGTATGCTTCAAACATTAATGCTCTACCTTGTACTGATTTGACTGCTATGATTACTGCTTCTATGAATTCACCATGCCCACGTTTGAGATCGTGTACATACTCTTTTTTTACCCAACACTTGATATATGGAACGTTTGCAACAAAATTCAAGACACAGCCCTCTCATAGTTAGATTTTTAATATCTGTATTTATTGATTATTTTTTAATTAGTGCTGTTAGACTTGGTCTTGCCGCCTGCTTGTCTTTTGCGTCTACCGGCGCAATGTGCCCGTTGTGAAAAGCCTTTGGGATTGGCACAATTGATAGACTTTTTATATTTTTTAGTCCATCCTTCTGTGATCTCTCTGATCAACATTTTAGATTATTTCTTTTTGATTGGAACGCAGTTGTCTACTCTTTTGCCACCCTTCATCTTGGTGCCCATTCGTTTGTAGCCTTTCCAACACACTTTGCCGTCCACACCTTTTTGCTTTTCTGCTTCGTCTAGTGTTTCCCATGTTGGTTTGCCACAATCTTTACAAGTTTTTGTAGACTCTTGTAATTTTGATTGCAATTTGTTTGCTAATGATTCTTTGTAATCTACTGATGCCGCCACTGCTTGTGGTTCTGGTGAAAGATCCACTTTGCTTAATTCTTGAGCAACTTTTGTTAAGTTTGCTTTCAATGTGTTAGCATCAACTTTTCCTTTTGGTGGAAACATTTTTTTCATATCACCTTGAGCATCCATTCTTTGAAATGCTTCAGGGTGTTGTGGTTGAACATATTTTCTTAAATATGCCGCCACTAAATCTGCTGGGTAACCTTGACTTACATCTGCTTGATTCAATGCTACCACTGTGTTTACATCATTAAACAATGTTTGCATTTGAACTTTATTTTGATTGTCTGCTTGTACTTTTGCCGCTGTTGCCGGATCCACTAAACTTTTTGCATATTGTGTTATGTCTCTACCTGCGGCTTTCAATGTGTCTAATACACCTTCGTCTAAGTAAGTTACACTTTCGTTTTGACTCATTAATTCATATTCCATGTAATGATACACAGAACTCAAATAGTCTGATGCCTTAGTAATTTTTGCCGCTACCCAACCTTCTAGACCTTGCTGTTCAGAAACTGATTTCAACATATCGTGAAGTTTGATTGAATATTTTGCCGCTTTGTATAAATCTGATCTTGCCATCTGTACTTCATGGTCCATCTCGGCTTTTTGTGCCATCAGTGCTAGATCTTCTTTCACAGACATTGATTCATCTTGTATCAATTCTGCTTGATGTTTTTGTAAATCTTTGATGTTGTTGAATGTGCCAGTAAGTTTACCATTTCTGTATGAGTAGAATTTGCCATTGATTGCTTTCGCAGTCAATCCATATTTGTTCATTTCATTCTTGATATCTTTCTTTTCGTCTGATGAATGGCCAAATGTTTTGTGAACCAGTTTGTCTAGTTTTTTATGAAATGTATCTACGTCTTTTTTTGTTAAATCTGATTGTTTCATATTAATATTTATCTCTTCATTGGAGCACCAAATATTGAGGTACCTTTCATATCTAATGCATTATCTGTTGGTTTTTGCATCTTTGCTTTGGGCGGATTAGCAGGTACACCTTTTTTACCGTAGGCATCACGTGCTTTTTTATCGCCAATAGCAATATGAGGACTGACCACTGTGGCAATACTGCCAGATGAAGTTGCTCCTGCCGAGGCCACTTCTGATATGATATCTCTAATACGCATATGTTTATTTACCGTGTTTGAACAGATTTTTCACACGTTTAGATGTGCTGTATTTTGCGTGTGGCACTTTAAGATTCTTTTTGCCGTATATGTCGCCCACTTTGTGAGTGTACACCAATTGTGCAGGATCCAGTCCGTAATGATAGTCCGCTCGGGCTTCTACCATTCTGAACTCCTTGTAACGCATTTTAGAACTTTTTTTTGATGTTGTTGATTACAACTCTTAATTTTGAGAATTTATACCAACCATTTAACTTTTTTTTGAACTTCTTCCACATAATTATATCATTTTTTTAAGCATTACTATTGCATTGTCAATGATTGCTCTATGCTGATAACTGCCGCCAGAACCTACTTCTTCTTCACCGGATTTGAGAGCATCTAAACCATCAATGTATTTCTCTTCAGTGATTTCTCCTGATTCAAATCTTCTTTTAAGGGAAAGCACAGATGAAGCCGTCTCAGCCACCCATCCTGTGTCTTCTGTTGCTTTAATTAATCTGTCTAAATATTCTGCCATTTTGTGTATCCTTTATTTTATTTATCGCGTTTGGGTCTCCAACCACCTCGGTTTCCGTTGGCAGTTTTGTCCCAATGTTGCACAGTGCCGTCTTTTAATACTCTATATTGCTTGAATTTTTTAGGCTTTTTGCCTAGTGTGTTGTATGGAGTGGGTTTATTTGCTCTTCTGAATGCCATTATACTGTATTCCGTATACAGTATTTATCTACTATTTTGACTTGCTTCTTCCGGATTTCATGTTGGCACACCAGTGGTACATCTTGCCTTTTTCACCACCGTACCGTTTTGCTTTGGCCCTTAATGAAGTTACTGATCCTGAACAACTGGCACCTGCTTTTTTCACTCTACCTGGACGACTTTTTCCTTTTACTTTGCCATCAGCAAAGTTTTCATTGGCTTTGTTGTTGCCCACATTTTTAAATCCATATCTGTTGTTTGGTCCGTAACCTTTTTTGTGTATCAATCCCATGGGTTTTGCTGTATGGGGCATCACTCTATTACGTTCTACAATGTCTCTGATCTTCATTATCGCAACTGTGGTGGGCGACCTTTACTGTCTAACTTGAATCCAAACTTTGCCGCTTGACGTTTTGTTTCGCCTGGCTTAACATCTGCTGTTGTGTTCTGTTTGGTAATTATGCCCACACCGCCTTCCTTAACCATGTGTTTCTGTTTGTATGTTTCTAAACCTGCTTTAACTTTAGTTAATGAATCTCTATTTGCTTGATACAGTATTCCAAATCCACCAGCACCTTGCCAACGTTCTATATTGATAGGTCTATCATCAATCAGTATGTTTGCTTGTTTGGTTTTCTTATCCACAGCATAAGATTCTTTTCTTCCTGTGATGATAATGTCTTTAGGTTGTTCAATGTTTTTGCTGATCCAAACTTTTTTCCATTTGGCTGAATTGGCATTATCTCCTCGCAATGGTGATGAACAGATTGAAAATGTACCACCTGTAAAATCTTTTACTATTTTGATTAATTGGTCAGCAGTGGGAAATTTTGGCAATGTTTCAAAAAAGTTTGTGCCTGTGATACGATTGATCACTTCTGCTTTTAAATCTTTAGTTCTGTCTGATGTTAATTCTTTCCAATGATCTACACCATACAGTTTTTCGATACCTCCAAAGAAGTCTGCCATGACTCCATCCATGTCGAGATATACAATTGGTTTTGGTTCCATATCTTCATTATACAACCTTTTGTTGTGATTGTCAACCTTGGAATCCAAATCCAAAATACGCATTAGTTAAACCCTAAATGTGTGACTTCCGGATATTTGGTTTTGATTTTTCTGGCTAGTTCGTTGTGGAGTTTTACCTGTCTATTCATGTATCCTTCAGGTCTTCCACCTGATATCATGGTTGGACCACCTGGATTTTTATCAACAGTTGGTTCTTCTTCTGGTGATTGTTTACCAATATTCTTTTTTAACCATTGTGTGGTCACACCAATAAATTCTTCAACAGGCACAGCACTCATGTCTTCAAAGTCAGCAGGATAACCCAATGCTTGTAAAAATTGTCTCATGCTGGCATTACTCATGTAAGGAGTGTCTAACTCTTTGTCGTTAGCCCAAGTTTTTGGAAACTCCCATACCACTCTCTTTTCGCCATCCCAATCTTTTTCAGTTTTGTAATAAGGAATCATGGAAGCACCTTCTGATACTGCTTCTGCTTCTACTTTTCTGCGTATAGTGAATTTATCCCCTTGAAACTCAACATCTTGTCCCGTAACTAATTGATACATTTTTGCCAACAGTCTATTGTCAAATTCTGGTTTACCATGTCCTGTTTGTGGTTCTTTGATTTTGTTTGCCAACATTTGAACAAATGCTGACTTGTTCATACGTAAATCACCTTCGTTGGTTTCTTCTGTTCTCAATGCTGATCTTTTGTATCCTTTTGCTATGAAATCTTTTTCACGTTCCGCAGGAATCATTATGGTCTTACCATCTTTGTGTACATACACAGTTTTGCCCACAGCACCCATTCTTTTCATGTCTGTGGCTTGTACACCATCTTCTGTTACAAAACCTCTGCCACCACACACTGAACACTCTTCGTCACCGTGTTTGCCTGTGCCATCACAATGTGTACACTTGGCTGGTTCAGCCGCCATGTCTTCTTTTTTAAGATGTTTTTGTGCCCAAGCATCTAATTCTGCTTTACGCTTCATCACTGCTAACTTGGTGTCTGGATGTCTTTGTTTAGGATCGTTTTGAATCTGTTGTAAGTCTTTCATCAACTGACGATAGTGTTTTTCGTCTCTAGGCTCGTTGCTAGTTTTGAATTCTCTTATAAAATCTCTTAACTTCATTTCTTTCGTCCTCTAAACTGTACAGGTCCAGTCATGTAAGGCTTTGAAAACCAAAGTTTAAACCAATCAGGATCTCCTGGTTTCAAGCCTAATTTTCTTTCTTTTTGTCTTAACGCAGTGGCAGTGTGACTGATGTTTTCGCCCATTGATGGGTCTTTAGTTTCTTTGTCTATGCCTGCCAAACGTTTTAAATCTTCTATGTTCATATTTATACTGTTACAGGGTTTAATTGTAATCCTGTTCTCACTTGGTTGTACATCTCTTCTGCTGTTTTAGGGTCTATAGGAACAGCATTTATGAATGTTCTCTTGTCACCACGTGCGGCTAAATCTCTCATTTTCGAAGCACTCATGCCTTGAAGACCTTCTGCATCTGGATCTCTTTCTCCAGCACTTACCACTTTGATAGAATTGAAGTTGTATTCTTTACCATTGTATTTGTTTAATAATTCATTAAATTGATTCACTCTGTCAGAACCTGCCACGTATATGATATCTGTGTAACCCATCTGCTCCAACTTCTGCATGGCTTGAACCCATGTACGCACTGCCTTATCTCCCACTTTGATCATTGGAAACATTTTTTGAGCAAAGGTTAATTTTTGTGAAAATGATAATGGATCTGTCTTTGCGTTTTGTGTGTGCGTGATAAAAATGAAAGGATCACCTGCCTGTGCTTTAATGACCTCACCTATTTTTTTATGACCTGCTGTTGGTGGATTCATTCTGCCAAAGGCAAACACAGCAGTTTTATTTGGTGCTTCTACTATTTCCGTGATCAACATGATTACTCCTCATTTTCTTTTTCGCTGTGAATCATTCTCTGCATCAACATATTTTTATCTTCAGGAGTAATTTGGTCTGCTATCTGTTGAGGTATTTTGTATTTTGTACAGTATTCTTTTATACAAGTATCAATCAATGGTTTTAACATTTCATTGTCACCTGTTTGCTTACATTTATTCATTGCTGGATAATAGTTTTTTCTATAAAAATCATCATCGTTCATCATGTAAAAATATACATCATCCACAAGATCAAAATCTATTTTAGGTTCTTGTTCGATCTGATTAAATTCGTTCAGTCTTACCATTTTCTACAACTCCAATATCTTGCTTTGGTTCTTGGTCCTGGATTAGCACAATTATGACGTGCTCTGAAACTTCTACGTCTAGCAGGGTTAGACTTTTTAATACGCATATTAGGATCACCAAAGTTAACTTTTTTAATGTTGCCTGTCTTTGGATCTTTCACATACACTTTAAATTTTTTCACATCACCTTGCATTGGTTTTCCTAATGGTACTTTTCTACCACGGTATTCTGCTTCGTCCAGTGCTTCGTCTTCGTTGTACCACATATCACCGTATGCTTCAAAGAAATCATCGCCTTCGTAAGTTTCTTCATTTGCATCGTTGTTACTGATTTCTATAACAAAGTCTTTTAAACCTTGTTTGTTGTAAACCAATTCTAAATCTTCTACAAGATCATCTGCCTCAACTTCTTCCAGTTGTCTGTGTAGTTCAACAGTTAATACGTGGTGTCCATCTACATTTTCAAATGTGATGTATTTGGTTTCATCTTCTAATAAACCAATTGTGCTTAAATTTACTGCTGTATTGATTTCGTCTTCTGTGAACGGCGTGTCTTTTATGATGTTAAAATAGTGATACATAGTTCTAATGATTTAATAATATTGAGTTAATTGTTCCATCGGTGTAAGTTACATAGGCTCTCACCCATACAAAATTACCTGTAAAATTGTAAATGAAAGCACCTTCTTTACCAGCAATAGTGCTGTCATATAAAGCACCGTCTATATCAAACCAATCTGCATCTACAGGAGTGGTTGCTAGTGTGCCTTGCATTTTTACTGTGCCGGCAACACCTGTTACATTGATTTGTACAGTGTGTAAACCGTCTGATCTACCGTAGTAGCCATCGCCTTTGTACTTTTCGCCCACAACTGTTTCAACCGTGCTATCGCCCGGATGTGTTGTTGCTGACAGTATTATTTCGCTTGTTGCTGGCATATGTGTATATTTAGCCGTATTAACTGTTTGAAGGACTAGGCTTGTTTTTCAAGCAGTTTAACGCCGTCTCCAATGTCTAAAACAAGTTCTTTATCTTTGGCTGTGACCTTGACTTTACCACCGTTTTTAAGTGTTCCAAACAGTAATTCTTTCGCTAATGGTTTCTTAATTTTGTCATCAATTAATCTCTGCATAGGTCTTGCACCCATTTTAGAATCATATCCGTTTTCAACCATGTAATCTATTGCTTCATCTGAGAGTTCTAACACAACTTCTTTTTCTTTCAATTGAATTTTTAAATCCAACATAAATTTGCCCACTATCTTTATCAACACTTCTTTGGCAAGTTTTTTGAACACCACTGTGCCATCTAATCTGTTTCTAAATTCTGGAGCAAAGAAACGTTTCATATCCTTGTCATCATAGCCTGCATCTGCACTCTGTGTGAATCCCATTACATTTTTCTCTAACTGTTCAGCACCTAAGTTTGTGGTTAAAATTAACACAATATTCTTAGCACTGGCTGTTTTGCCATTGTTTCCTTGTATGGAACCTTCATCCATGATCTGTAATAATATCTGCGATACATCCGGATGTGCTTTTTCAATCTCATCCATCAATAGCACACAGTTAGGATGTTCCTGTAATTTTGTAACTAATAATCCTGTGTTTTCTTCAAAACCTACATATCCTGGAGGAGAACCAATCAGTTTTGCCACAGCGTGTTTTTCTTGATATTCTGACATATCAAACCTTACAAGTTTCACACCTAATTGTTCTGCCAACTGTTTTGCTGTTTCAGTTTTACCACATCCTGTTGGACCCATAAACACAAATGAACCAATCGGTTTATTGTCTCTTTTTAATCCTGCTTGAGCAACTAATACTTTGTCCACGACCATATCTATTGCATCATCTTGTCCGTACACATTGGCTTTCATGTTTTTAGAAAGATTAGCAAGGTTGCTGGATTCTTTTTCAGCAATATTTTCTACAGGCATTTTTACCTGTTTGCTCAATTCAAATTGAATTTCTCCTTCGTCAACCACTCTGTTGTCTTGTTGTTCTTTTAAGTTAAATCTTGAACAAGCCAAGTCTATTAAATCAATGGCTTTGTCTGGTAATTTTTTATCTGTTTGATATTTTATACTTAATTTTACAGCGGCTGTGATTGCTTTGTCTGTAATTGTAGTTTTGTGAAACTCTTCATAATACTTTTTTAGTCCTTGTAGTATTTCAAGTGCTGTTTCTCTATCTGGTTCATCCACCGTGATTCTAGCAAAACGTCTCATCAATGCTCTGTCTTTTTCAAAGTATTTTCTGTATTCTTCCCATGTAGTGGAAGCCACAACTTTTAAATCACCTTTAGTTAATACTGGTTTCAATAGATTGGCTAAATCGTTGGCTGTGTTTCCGCCACCACCTGATCCTGCACCTGATATATTATGTGCTTCATCTATAAAACAAATTGTTTTACCTTTTTTCTTTAATCCGTTAAGCACCATTTTGAATCGTTCTTCAAAGTCTCCTCTGTATTTAGAACCTGCCAACATAGCACCAATATCTAAATTAAAAACTTCGTATGGCTTTAAAAACTCTGGACAAGTTCCGTTAACAATATTGAATGCCAATCCTTCTGCAATAGCAGTTTTACCTACTCCAGGATCTCCAACAAGTATCACATTGTTTTTCATTCTTCTTCCCAAAGATAATGCTATTTGATTTAATTCATCAATTCTTCCTATTACAGGATCTATCTTTTTCTTTTTAACTTCAGCATTCAAATTAGTAGTGTATTTGTTTAATGCTCTTTTTGTTTCACTTTGATCCACTTCATCTTCGAATATTTCTTCAATCTCGCTGTGTAGATAGTCCATGAATTTTTCTTTATCTACTTTGGCTTCTATTAGGAAATAATATGCCCAACTTTTTGTTTCGCTTAACAAACTTAAAAATACATCTGTTAAATCAATATTACTTCTTCCGCTGAATAATACCTGTGTGAATGCTCTGTTTAACACTCTTTCTACACTGATTGTTTTTTTAGGTTTATACTTTTGAACTTTTACTTTGATGTTATCCAGTCTATTATCCAAGTATGTTATCAAGTGTGCTTTGATATCATCAATATCAGTGCCATATCCTTTTAGAATATTACAAAACTTTTCATCTTCACACATTGAAAACAACATATGTTCTAATGTGACGTATTCGTGTTTGTATGATTTGGCTAAAGTAACCGCTCTATCAAACACACCTTGTAATGCTCCACTAGGTTCAACCATTTTGAATTTCCTTTAATAATTTTTTTTGTTTTTTCTTTGCCATATCCAAACGCATTTTTGAAACTCTTTGATCAAAGGTAATGCCTTGAAGATGGTCGTATTCGTGCAGGAAAACTCTTGCATGAAAACCTTCTAACTTAATTATACACTCTTTCTGTTGTGTGTCAAGATATTTTACTCCAACTGCATCGGGTCTCTTAATGTTCATAAACAATCCAGGAAAACTCAAACAGCCTTCAGTCATTTCAACTTGATTAGCACTTACTTCTGTTATTACAGGATTAATAATAGTCATGGGTTTGTCTTCTCCCATGATAAAAATTTGAGCATCTAAACCAACTTGATTAGCCGCAAGTCCTACTCCGTCATATTTTTTCATTATTTCATACATATCAGCAGTGATCTTTTCTGCGTCCATGGTATTAAAATCAAATTCTTTTACTTGTTTTTCCAAAAAATCGTTTGGTGCTTTAATTAATTTCATCTCTTATCTTTCGTAATTTTTCTGCTATTGCTTCGTTAACTACTTTTGGTATGTCTGCCTGTATATTTAAAAAAATGTTTCCTCTGCCACCGCCTCTTGTAGGTAATCCTTGCTCACTAATACTTAACACTGTGCCGGGTTGAGTACCTTTAGGTATGGAAATAGCAAGATTTCTTCCTTCTAATGTTTTGATGTTTTTCTTTGTACCTACCATTAAATCAAAAACATTTACTCTTTCTATGCAGTGTAGATTTATACCATCACGTTGCCATTTAGAATGAGGTCTTACTTTTATTCTAACTAGTAAATCTCCTCTTGGCATTCCTGCATGGTAATCATCTCCCAGTGAAGGAAACTTTATGGTTGTGTTATTATCAACTCCTTTTGGCAGTTGTAAATTAACACTCTGCTCTCTGCCATTAGTTAATCTATAAGAAGCAATAAGTTCTTTTCCTGTGAGCACATCTTCCAAATCTATTTGTGCTTCTATCACGATGTCTCTATTTTTTCTAATTTGTTGTCTATGCCCAAAAGGAGATCCACCACCACCAAAGAACTGATTGAATATGTCTCCTATATCATTGGGAAAATTATCACTTCTGAATTCCCAACTGCGTGTGTTACCACCCATGTTCTGATTGGGTGTTGCTCCGAATTGATCGTAGTATGATTTCTTTTCAGGATTTTTTAATGTGTCGTAGGCTTCGTTTAATTTTTGAAACTTGGCAGAATCACCTCCTTTGTCAGGATGATGTTTCATGGCTTGTCTTTTGTAAGCCTTTTTTATTTCTTCTGCGGATGCGTTTCTATTAACACCTAGTGTTTTATAATAATCCATATGTACATTATATAATAACTCTTACCAAAAAGTCAAGTCCTAATAAAGTATTTAATGTTCCGAAATGGATATTTGAATAAATCAGCAGTTACTAAATTTATTATTTGCTCTTTGCTCTAGAACCGGTATATAAACCAAACCAAGCCGCACCAGCACCAACAACGATACTGACCAAACCCGATTGTTCCATGGTAGGATTTGGCAATTCCATGTACCAAACTACCACTTTGTACAACAAATAAATGTAAGTTGTAATGAATATTCTTGGAAAAATTCTCCAAGCATCAACGGCTCTTGCTAGATGAATAACCCAAGCAAAAGGATTTGGTCCTAAATCTTTTACGGATGTGTCTACTTCCAATTCTACTGACACTTTCTTTTTGGCAGTGTCTTGACTGTGTGGTACAACCAATTTATCTTCTTTTAATTCAGACATTATTTCACTCCCTTAATTTTTGCGTTTCTTTTTCTGTGACCGTTCCAAGCCACAAAGCCACCAATTCTCAATGCCCAGTAAGCCAAGTAGTTCAACAGATGAAAACCATTCACCTGGATGTTGATGTCTCTAAACGTTTCATCCATCCATCTCTGATCTTTGTCGCCTATTGTAGTTTTCTTATCTGCTTTCAATAGAGTTTTGTATTTGTATCCGTAGTCGTGTACCAATCCACCAACCAACAGTACTCCCACTGGTGATAGGAACGTTGCTAGGAATTTTGGAACTGATGCTCCATCAAATGAAAAACCTGCTGGAATCACATACTTCTCACCGTTCAGTGTGAAGTGCCAATCTTTGACCACAGTCCAATTTCTAGTACTTAATAACCATAACCAGATAGCACCAAAGAAGCCTTTGTCTTTGGTAGGGATTTTGATGGGTTGCATATGAGGTAACTCATCATATGAGAACTCACACTCTCTAACTTTTAAAATATTCTTATGAAAAAATCTGTCTGCTATGTTGATTCCTAAACCAATCAATACTAATGTGACAACAACTGACCATTGCCAGAATGTCACTGCTAATTCTACTATATAATCCATCTGTATACTCCTTTAGTAATATACTAGTATTTACCAAAATTTGGATTATTTTGCTTGGTGGGATTTTAACTCTTTGATCTGTTCTTTTAGGTGCTCTAGTTCTTTTTTCAACACCTCCACGTCTGTGTGGCTACGGCTGGGTTGTTCTCGATAGTTTTCAAAGTTGACTTTGTTCATCATTGTGTTGTGTTCCAATAGATCCAGTCTCTCCTCCATATGGAACACGAAAGCCGCCGCTGAAACAATGGCAACGATCACCACTGCCAGTGTTTTCAGCGATACTGTTAATTCTGTTTTTTCGTCAATCTTGTGTGCCATCTATTTCTTTTTCTTTTTCTTTTTCTTTTTAGCAAAAGGGTTTGATGGTTTTGGCACACTAGGAATAATTTTATCAACTACATCTTTTACTGGTGCGACCACATTATTTTGTATGGGTTTCACAACATTTTCCTGTATGGGTTGTATCACATTTTCTTTAACAGGTTGTACGACATAATCGTTGACTGGTTGCACAGTCATATCATAGACTGGATCCACATCAACTGTCACTGTGCCTCCGGTTTTAACTCCAGCAATCAGAGCAATGTTCACTTCTCCACCAATTGTGATTGGCTTGCTGTCTTTGTTCCAATCTGGCACTTGATAACCACCACCAATCTTTGCACCCACCTGAGCACCTGCACTT